ATGGAAGAAAACTAAAAAGGAAAAAGAAACGAGAGGGATTAACCGCCCTCTCAATTATTTACCAGCTTTAAAACCAATTTTATGAAAGACAAAATCATTGATTATGTTCCTCAGAACAAACGCCTCCCGTACCAAGTCGCCGCAGGCATTGGCGTTGCTTTTGTGGTTGGGTTGATTTATTCCCCAATTAACACCCAATACCATTATACCTCCTTCGTGCCAGTCATTGAGCGCGACACGGTGTACGTTCACAAAATTACAACACTTACCTTCCCAGCAAAGGAAGAAAGTAAAGAAATAGACGAAGAAGCTTACGGGTCACGGTCATACGGATGGGAGGTTCGTAAATTATCCGGTGAACAACTGAGGCAAACATTAGAAGGTAGAGGTTTCAGGAATTTAAAAGGAGTTGATAAGTCAAAATTACGTCGCATATACCTTGCTTATTGCTATGAATCAATGCTAATGAACGTTCATCTATTGACTGACTTTCCTATCTCAATGATTTATTCTTTCTTCATCATTGAGGCAACCAGTCAGGGAATAGAAACAGAATTATGGCGTAAACACGCAAACGCTGGCGGGGTTAAGGCATTGAAGAATGGTAAATATGTGACTTATAGGACACGCGAGGTAATCCGAGGAAGGGATAAGTACATTAAGGCAAAGTTTATGAAGGCATCCACCACGGAAGAAGGTATGAAGCTTTGGGCGGGCGTTTTGAACTCAGGAAGATACGCAGATTGCAAAAAGGCAAATTACAAGATGAAAGGCATACGGTTGTACGAATCCATTTGTAAATGCGTGTACAAATCAGGATATCACACGGACACCGATTATAAATTTAGGGCTTCGCTCATGGCTGAGTACTGGCAAATCAAACGGGATAACTTCCCTTTGAAGAAGGAAACAAATGTTTTTTGATTTTTTTTTAAAATAAATGTGTAAATATTTTTTTGTTGTTTTATTTATTTATATATTTACATATCGAAAGAACGAAACGATATTTCACACAACAAAAACAAACGATTATGAAAACTGAAGTAAAATTAACACCACTTGAAAAAACCATTGCATATTTTTATAATGAGCATTATGGATGTTTTTTTGGAGTTGAAAGTTATATATTAAAAGAAGATGGTACTTATCTTCGTGGAATACCAAGTGGTTTTTATAACGAAGAAAAAATGAAAGCAGCTAATATTCCATATATAGGAGTAAAAACAGAAAACAAAAATATACTTTACATTTAAAAATAATTACCCCAACAGGGCAGCGCCCCCAGCTGCCCTTATTTTTTACACACAACAAAAAACAAATTAATCATGGAAAAGAATTTTAACAACCTTCAATTTAAATGGACATTTGAAAGTATTTCGGATAACATTCCAACCATCATGCTTTTAACAATCGTTCTTACTTATGGCATCAACGCCTACTTAACCGCCATTTTTCTCCCGATTGATTTTTGGCTTGCGATCATTGCCGCCAGTATCTTACAACTTGGACGCTTTGCCGTTGTTTTCATGGACTTCCTGAATCCAACCAAAGGGCGAAGTACTTACCCACCAAAGATTGCCCTGGGCGCAACCATTGTAGCCTTGCTTGAAATCTTCTTTGGATTACAAGAACAATATCAAGGCGGCGAATTTATAACTATGTTTTTATTTATCGGAACCATTGTTGTTTTCGGTTACCTCCTTGAAATTAACTTTGTTGACAAGGGTGTGGAGGCTTATGGTTTAATAGAGATAAAACCAAAACGCAAAAGGAAACCACGCGTTAAGGCTGAGGCGAAACCAGTATCAAAAGCAAAAAACTTTGTATCTTCATTTAAAACAATAACAATTTGAGGACACTGATAGGAGTTGACCCAGCGTTAAGAATAAAGGGAATGGCGGTTTGCATCATTGTAGACCGCACCATGATTTTTAAAAGATACAAAAGGTTTGTCGATTTCATTGGCGACGTTATAACTTGGGTGGCATACGAGAACCCCATTGTTTTAGTGGAAGATTCAAGCCTTCAAAATGTGACTTTTAATAATTCAATCAACCGCGCGATCCTTTCCCGAATGAGCCGCAATGTTGGAATGAACCAAGCCGCTTCAAAGATTGCTTACGAATGGATTAAGGAGCATGACATTGAAGCTTACAATATTTCACCTGAGGCAAAAGGTAAAAAGTTTAATAAAGACGTATTTATGCGCGTGGTCGCAAGTGAGCGATTGAAATTTGAACCAGATTTTAAAACAATCAAAATCAGTCAGGACGAAATTGACGCGTTTTTCCTTGCGCTTATGGCAAAAAATTATATGAAACATGGAAAATAAAGAAACAAAAGCAAACAAACCAGTCATTACATTAGAATATAATAATGACTATACATCTATAGGTTTAACCAAACGCGAATATTTTGCAGCAATGGCAATGCAAGGAATAATAGGCAACAAAGATGGACTTGATATTAAAATTGAACGCATTGTTGAAGGTGCGGTTGACACGGCAGACGCCTTGATTGAGGAACTAAACAAAACAAAGACAAATGAAAAATAACGAAATAACAGACGGCTTAACCAATGAACAATGGAAGGAAGCGCAAAGATGTTATAACGCGCGCCCAGCTCCGATCCGCTTTGCCGACACGGTAAATAGCAAGCAATCGGTAATAAATTTTTACTTTAATCCTTTGATTCCTAAGACGATGCCCACCTATCAATCAATGGAAAAAGAAAGAATGGTGAGCATTTGTTATCAACTTTATCACTCGAAGGACACGGATATATTGAAAGAATCAGCCGCAAGGCTTATAAAACTTATAATTGATTGATTACTAATTTGTTGAATTGTTGATGTGTATATCGGGGCTGGCATTTGAACCAGCCCTTTTTTATTTAAAATATTACCCCTTGCGTTTTCGCATAATCCACGACCGCCCGAGCATGAGACAAAGCCAACGTATTTTGAAACACCGGGTCAAACATCATTAGCGCGTCGTGGTAATTTGTAAAGAAGCCGTTTTCGCTGAGTACCGCTGGCATATTTGTTTGGGTAATAACAAAGAAACTTTCTTCCTTATCCTTATCGCCGTCCGTGGTATCCATGCGATACACCCACTTAGGGAATGCTTCCTGAACCTCTTTGAAAAGGAACTCCGCGTAAATGTCCGACCTTGTTTTACCTTTGCTCGTGAACACCTCGAATCCCCTTGCATTGGGCGAAGTTCCCGCGTTGCCGTGAATGCTGAGGTATAACGAAGCTTCATAATTCTGGGCGTTGATATTTGCCTTTGCCACGCGCTTAGTCAATGAAACGTCTAAGACAGGATCGTAAACGCGCACCACAGAAAACCCCCAGTCAATTAAATACTGCTCAATCTTTGCCGCAACGTCGCGGTTGAACACGCCTTCAAAGAACCAACCGTAACCGTGGAACTTTGCGTTGTTATGCTGAGCGCACTTTGACGGGTACGTCGTATAATTGTAAGGTAATTTTTTCTTTGCGTCAATGCCTCCATGGCCCGCGTCAAGGAATACACAAAATTTAGATGCTTTCATATTTTTATATTTTTAAGGGGAATAGAAATCAATCTACTCCCCTCGGCTGCCTAAGGTAGCGATTCTTCTGCGCCTATAACTTAAATCCAATCAATGCAAAAGCCATACCTACGATTGATAATTTGGGAGGTAAACTCACTGAAATCTCCTTTCCAGCACATTCTTTAGATGTCTCCTTAATCTTATCCCAAATGATTTGAGCCAATTGGATGTATTCGCGCCAAGTGAATTTCACTTTATTTCCCTCAAGATGAACATTTATTTCCGAAGCCAGCTCCGCAAAGTTCATTGAATAACAAGCCACGTCGCCCAAAGGTGACTTAATAGTATCAGCCGATTTTAGGGCTTCTTTTAAATTAGTCTGCATTTTATTTGTTTTAACGTTTAAAAAATCTTGATATTAATGTTCCGAGTTCAACGCCAGTGATCCGCTTTACATTTTCTGCAATGCTGAACAACTCAGTCCCTGCAATCATCATAGCCACCATGTAAGTAATTGGAACGGGAATTGAAAAAGTATTTTTTGCTCCTTCAAAAATAAGGATTGATACAAAATATACAACAATCTTTTCCGTTGTTCGGTACAATCCTTTGCTGCTTATTTTTTGCCCCTCTTTTTTTGCCGCTTTGATTCCCGTAATTGTATCAGCAAAAACAACCGCGACCGTGAATAAAAGGAATCCTTTTATCGGGACGATAAACGAAAAAATAAAGCCCGTAGTTAATGCCACGGCAAAGAACTCATAACTTTGATGTAATAGTTTTAGTATTATTGCTTTCATTCTTTTGATTTTCTCAGGATTAATTTATTTTCAAAGTCCTTATAAACATTTGCCTTCGTTAAATAAATCACCATTCTATCGCCTTGATTTGGGTAATTGGAAATATAACCATAGGTGTCTGAAATGATAACTAAAGGCTTGTTTAAAGATTCCCCGATTTTAATCCTCAGGCTTCCAGTTTGATTTACAAATATTTCAGCACCCGCCACAACCTTTGTCCCGTTGGCAATGGCTTGATAATTACCGAGCCAAAACCTTTTAAATTGCTCTTGCAGATAATCAAAAGAACCCTGTATTTTTCCGTTGGTTAATGATTTGTCTAACTTAATTGCATTGGCAATAAATTTGTTTTGCCTTTCAATCAGGTTCAAAGCATCAGCCATTTTCCGTGCATCATCAACCAAGTCGTTGGTAAGGAATGGGACAATCAAATTAGAATCTGCAAACACGGTTAAACTTGAATTATCGGCATCCGTGATTTGCTTTACTTGCCAAACCGTGTCTGGGTCAATGAACACCTTTTTAATAATGATTGTATCCTGTGCGAAGGAAAACAAGGGGAAAAGGAAAAGGAATAATATTTTTTTCATGTTTGTTTATTTAATTGCCATCCATTGAAAGGCGTTAATAGATGTATTTGCAACTGCATTTCCATCATTATCGTAAACTCTTAAAGTAATATTTGTACCATCAACTGATTTTGGATTAATGTATAAGTTTGTTCCGTATAAAACTTGAGAAAATACAACTGTTGGCGTCCAAGATAAACCATGAGCAAAAATCAACTCGCCAGCTGCATCGGTAGTATTATTTAATCTTTTTGCAACATACATGAATCCGCTTTGATTAACACTTGTAACCTCACCCACCACATTGCTCCCGTTTTTTCCAAGTAAAGCCGAAGGCGTTGTTGATACCGTGCCAATTCTTAACTCACCATTTACGTCAAGTTCCTTTGTTGGCGCATTTGTTCCAATGCCCACGCGATCCGTCGAGGCATCCACGAAAACCATGTTTACGTTGCCGTCGCTTTCAACGCGAAAGTCTGAATCGGTTGAGCCTTCATTAAACACGGCTGAGGAATTAACGGTCAAAGGTGCGGACAATGTCGTTGCGCCTGTTACACCGAGGGTGCCATTGACATCTAAGGTAAATGAAGGCGTTGTATCGTTTATGCCAATATTTCCATTATTTGTTATATTAAATATTCTATTAAAATTACCTCCATTACCTAAACTTAAAGTACTGTTATTGTCATTAAATAGTCCTATTTTCCAAACTTGAACTCCAGCATGATCTAAATATAAATATCCATTTCTATTATTTACATTATTAAAATTATAAGAAATTCCATTTACCGCTAAATTTCCATTTACATCTAATTTTACAAATGAATAAGGTTGCATTTTACCTATTCCAATATTACCTCTTGGCTCGATAAACATTCTTGACGAGTCTATTGGATTTATATCACCTGAAGGATTTCCTGAAGTAGTCATAAAATTTATACCACCTAAAGAACTTGCCCCAGTTCCGTTATTTGTTCTTTGTAATCCAAATATTATAGCAGATGGATTGAAATTTGTTGTTGATGCTACTCTTTGTATTGTTTCATTAGTACTTCCAGCTTTTACATTGTTTCCAAAAAAAGGACTTGATGTATTAAGCATTTTATCCCAACCAAAAGACTGGTCTGTATTTTCGTTTTGAACAAATCTATTGCCATTTGTAAATAAATTTGCATCACCGATAGTACTTCCCGTACTTGTAAATTTAGGAATATAATTTATTGTTCCCGTTCCCGTGACTGGGTTGCTTAAAATTGTTTGATACGTCGAAGCCGCCGTTCCTGTGCGCAAGTAATTTGTAAGCATCGAAGCCGTGTCGCTTAAATTTAGCTTTAGATTTATCCGATTGCTTAATGAAGTTGTATCAATATTTGTTACTTGAGGCAACGCATTCCAAGTATTCGAAGTAAAATCAAATGAATAAAATTTAAGGTTGATTGTATCGAGAATGACCCATGCGTTTTGGTTGTTTATCGGTTGAATGGAAACCGTGTCGGATATTGACCCGCGCCACGTCAATCCGTCGCCCGTGGTCTGAAAACCAAGTCTTTGTTTATTTCCTGTGTTTGGGAATTGGGCGAAAAGGGTAAACGAAAGGAATATAAAAAGAATTGAAGGCAAAGTTTTTTTGCCTCCAATCTTTTTAATTATACTACTCCCTAGTTTTAATAATACCTCCTGCAATAAAATTTCACCTACTTTGCCCAATGTTTTTAGGAATCGTTTTTCTTTCTTTGGTTTTATTTCTTCGCTCATAATACTATTCCCATTGTGTTATAAATGTCTTTTATTTCCTCATGCTCATCGCAAGTTGAATCAGGGCAACCAATAGCAGTTGAAACAAAACCCGTTAACCCCGTAGCACATGAACACAAATAATCTTTAATCCTTTTTTTCTTTACGTCAAGCCTTTGTAATAAAGTATCTTGATAAAACTTTAAACCCTCAACGCCCACGTTTTGACCGTATTCATTATCAAGGGTATATAAACCATTTGAACCCATCTGCATTACAATATATGGAGATGCCTCATATAGGACGGCATTGGCGCAAAAGGATTTTAATTGACTGTCCCATAGTTGCTGGTAAGCCGTTGAGGTAAACGCCGTGGAACTTCCTTTGTCCGAAACAAGGGTATCGTAAAACGTTAAGCCAACGGCAGGCACAATCCAACGATATTCTGCATCCTGAATGTGAGGGCTTATCAATGACTTATCAAGTCGTATGTCCGCAGGCGTTGGTCTTGCAACACCGCCGCTTATGACCTCAGACGGTTGTATTAATTGGCTCATTTGTTTCAATTGGTGAATAACCTAATATTTCCCTCTTTTCATCTTGCGTCAAATTATCCTCAACCTTTATTTCACCCATGAATGACACGGGTAAAGTGTTTGAAATGCCAAATGTCACGTCAACAAACGCTGAATTATATGCGCTTATTTCGTTCAAATAGGGGTTAATAATCTTGGATAACAAAAGATTTTGCCGCGGCTTAATAACCGTGTTTTGCAAATATTCCATTTCTTGACGTATCTGTTGATTTGTACCAAGTTGTCCCGACGTTGCAAATCCAGCCAAAGACTTTGACCAACGGTTAGCAACCACAATCGCTGAGGCTGCCAAGTTTTGCAAGTTTAAAAATTCGCCCTCGTTTTCCTTTGAAGTTGGAATCCAATTTGCTTTTAATTTTTCATCGCGTAAAATCTGGACAAATAATTTATGATTGTTTCCCATTCCCGTAAACTTTGATTCAATACCTTCGACAAGGCTTTTAGCTTCCGTCTGCGTCATTGAACCGAAGAACTGTAAAATACCCGAAGGCATAAAGCCATTTTCAAATTTGCTTGTATTAAACCGCTGAATACGGTATTCCATTTCAGCCCACATCTTCGCCCCTATCCACTCAGGTAAGCCAAAGTAAAAGTAACCCGCCGCATATTGCTTAACGTGGATAATCGAACGCTCCGTGCCGTCCTCTAATTTTTTAAACTCAGGGTAAATCGGTATTTCCCTGAAGCCTTCGTTCTCGTAATATGTGCCCTCAGTCGTCAACGGGACTTCTTCCCAGTTGTCATAAATTCCAATGGAACGAATAATCTGGTCAGCCTCGGCTTTCCTGATGCCAATGTTATAAACGGGTACATGATAAATGTAAGTGAAAGGTTGTGAACCAACCTTTCCCCTTACAATTTCAGCAAAACAATTGCCGAAAGCATCGTAATCAAAAGCCAAAGCACCTAATACTTCTTGTAAATTTTGGCTATGTAAATTAACCTGACCTATAACTTCCTCAATATCGTTTAAGGAATCATCGGTTATTACCTCGCCTTTCATTGAGGTTGTAAGTAATGTGTTAGATTTACCTTTCATAGGGATAAATCCATCCCCTACAACCATGTTTACTTTATCCTCAATAATACGCCTAAGTGTCGGCGAATTATTTACAATAGCAATTAAACTTTTAAGAAAGTCATCTTTCTGCGTGAAAAATCTTACCCACTTTGCGCCCGTGAAATCAAGTCTTTCCCTTGAAGGTTCATTGAAAATGTCCTCTTGCACCAACATGGTGTTTGAGGTGTCCAAAGTAACCGAAGCCAATAAAGGGCTTTGATTTCTTTTTAAATTTCGATTACTCCTGTTCGGTGTCGCTTGAATCGTTTTCTTGATTTGGCTCATAGGTTTTTTTCTCAGGAGTAAAAATGACGTGTTGGCTAACAGATACGGGGTTGGCATCATACCAACCCCTTAATTCTGCTTGTGTAAAATCTCCGATAGCCTTCTTAAGTATTCCCGCTTTTCCAGTTGGGTCTGCCCCAACGTAAATCATCAACTTACTCTTTTCCCTGACTATCATTGTTTATTAATCTAATGCAGCCATAACGGTTGCGCCATTAACAATAAATCTTGCTTTTTCCGTTGTTCGGCATGCAATCGTCAATGTTTCTTGGTTTGAATCGGTAAACAAAGCACCTGACAAACCTTCTGAACTTGTTAACCTTGCTGGTCTTTTCTTTGCCCCAACCGTTTCAGCGCCCCAAATCCAATAGTTACCCGTGTTTTCAACGTGTACACAAACCAAGCCGCAAGCCTGATTTGCCATGTCTTGAATAAGATTACGCAATTCTTGGTCGCGGCAATTAATTGTTCCAACCAAACTTTGCTCAATGGCAACCGATAAAGTGTCAGGGTCTTGCGTTACCGTTTCCGTGAACGCTCCTGAGTTGTCCCTAAATTCCACCTCGTAAAATACTGCCGCCGTCGATGTCATTGTAATTGCCGTCACCGCAGCCGTGGCATTGGTTGTGATACTAGTAACTTGATTCGCATTGGCGATATAAAGTTTACCGATACCACCCGCGCAAGTGCCGTCCGTGCATTGGTTAAGCCACCCGCTTGTTATACTACTCATTTATTTTGGATTAGTAGCCTAAGCTAATTAAGGAATGGTGAATATAATTAACACCCATTTTGAAACGAGCCTTAATATATACCTTTTCGTCTTTCTGGTCGTACCAAAGTTCCAAAGCCGTCTCAGGGCTTAAAGTATCGGTTGCAAGGACCTTGTTCTGCGGGGTTGTATATTCCACATAGTGAGGCTTGGTTGTTCCAAGGTTAGTTAAAATTTCATCCCATCTCCATTGAGCAACAACAGGAATACCACGGAATGTAAATTGCTCAACGCCGTTGATTAACTGCAATAAACCGTAGTCACCGCCGCCACCTTCTTCAATGTCTTCACGAAGCTGCGTGTAAACTGAACCCGTAACATTGAATACCTTTTGTGCCGCTGGTAAACCTTTTAACTGCAAAGGTGCTTGGTCGTAAATAGCCCTAAGGATTGCAAAACCATCACCCGAAGCAAGGTCAGATCCTGACCCCGTGTTTGTCCGAGGCACTAAAGCATTAGTAACCAAAGCAGGATAATAAACAGTCCAAAGACCGTCTAAGGCATCATAGTTTGGATTGTTGGATGATTGCTGACCAAAGTAGCTTAAACGCTGAACATCTTGACGAATTGCCTGTTGTGTACGTGTCAAAAGAATATTTTCAATCAATGTTCCCGAAACATCAGGAAGACGCGTACCCGTTTTCAACAACTCCTCGAAAACCGTGTCCTCAAATTCGTCCCAGCACATTTCTAAATCAACCTTCATTTTTTCAACGTCGATTGTTCTATCATAAATTGACACCGAACCGACGGGATTAAATCCGCAGCCTGAGTATTTTCTTACAATGTTTTCCAGTTGCTGAACAAATACCATTTTCTTTTTATTGGCAACGTTACCGAGGATACGAAATTGACCCCTTAAATCATCGTCAAAGAAAACTGGCTCTAAAAATATGTTATTCGCCTCTGTACCCCTAAATGATACGTCTAATTGGCTTACCTCTGTTATTGGCATTTTAATTAATTTTAAAGGTTTGCGTAAGTAATCGTTGCAGTGGTGTTTGTTAACTGCGCTGCCGATTCAATTTTATATGAAAACTCTGTTTTTGCTCCAGCCTTAGCCGTTGCAAAGAAAACTTTCCAATCATTTGCGTGGTTTAACGCGGTCGTTGAAATGTTAAATGCTGCTGAAGGTGCTGATGAAACAAAACTGCCGTATGCTTCATTACCACTTTCGTCAATCAAGTTAAACTTTAAATAATCGGAAGCGGATGTTACACCGTAAATAGGCGTAACTGTAAATCTGTCTCCACCTGAGGCAATGTGCCAAGTGAAGGATACAGGAATACGGTCTTCATAGGTATCAACCCCGTACAACTTTTCAGCATTTAAGCCGTCAACGTTGGCGTAAGGGTTTGTTCTGTTTAAACTATTTTGACCAACGTATGTATAATCGTTGTCGAAATTGTTCACATTTTGGGCGGTTGGATTGAATGCCATTATCTTTGTGAAATTTTGTTTTTAACTAATCCAGCAAAAGAATCAAAGGGACTCGATTTTGCTTTTGTTTCAATAATCTTTTCAGATGTTGT